TAATATCCAACATTTCCACAATAAAAGAAGGTCTTTTTACGATTTCATCATAATGTGGAATTACTGGCTCTGTTCTATAATTTTTCCACTCATCAGGATAATTCATTCTTATTTACCTCATCAAAATTTGCCATTGAAACAGCGATTTATTTATTTCAAACTTGAATAAACTGCTTGTAATTCTCTAATGATAATCTTTTCAGGAAATGTAATACATGTAACAATATCAAATGTTTGGCATAAAATTACAACAATTCCTCCTACGATTGCACATCCTGCTAAAATTCCAAGTAATGTAGCTGTAAAATCATAATCTGAATATCTATCTTCCTTGTACTTTCCCCAACAATATTCTGCTTTTTCAATCACATATTTTCCAACAGGCAACAGACCGATACCAATTAACATCCACACAACACTTGTTGCAATTTCGTATGTAATACACTTACTATATAGTTGCTGCAAATATGGAAGTGCATTTGCAGAAGTCCAGTCAATTACAAGACCAAACTTTTGTGAAAAAGCATCTAAAACTTTAATTACTTCATTCGACATTTAATTATTCTCCTACTTAATTCCAAACGAAAACCAATCTTCATCGTCTACATGCTTCTATATCTCTTCAACATCTCAGCGTAAACTTCATCATTAGAAGCATAATATTCATCATCTAATATCTTCTGAATTTCCTGTTTACGCTTGTTCATTTCTTTCTTTAACTTCTCTTTTTCTTTGCGTTGTTCAACTCGTTTTTCATATGCTGAAATGTCAACTTTACCTATAACTTCTGCTGTGATGTTCTTTTTACATCTTTCAGTTGCTTCTTCTATACTAATAATTTCAGAAATCTTTTCTGGAGCAGAATAACCACTTAACGCTACATAATCTCCAACATTATAATCATTGCCATCTTCATAAATTGCAAAATGATATGAATTACAACCATAGTTAATAACAGCTACCTTAGTGAAACCTTCTAATTTTAATTTTGCCATAATAATCCTCCTTATTCTGCATCAATAACTAAATTCCCGTCACCGTCTACATAAATGTTTGCTTTTGATAACTTCGTAGACACTGAACCATTATTTGTTTCAATAATAATTTCTCTATCTGGATATATATTTCCAATTTCTGTCAACATATTTTCCACCATATCTATTGAAGACATTTTACCTTTACTAACAACCCAATTTGCAAACTCCTTGAAATCTTTTTCGGTCATAACAATATCAGAGTAGTAAAAATCCTTATTTGCAATAATCGCCCAAATTTTCTGAAGCTTTTTAATAAATGAGCTACCTTGTTCTTTATAGAAGTTGCCATTAGTGAAAGCGATAAAGGCACGATCTGTTTCGTCTTCTTCTTTATTAATTTTTATATGTATACCATCATTACAACCACACTTGCAACTTACAATTAATTCATCGTTTTTAAAATTTTTTAATACTGCCATTTTAATTTCCCCTTTATGTAAATTATTTATTGCATTACTTTAAATAACGTTTTAGCGCTTTCAACAATTATTCCAACAAATGTAACACTTAATCCAGTAAGCATTCCAGATATAATGGAACTGCCGATAATATGCTTTATATCAAATAATTTTAGACACATATTTCTCAATTCTTTAAACCCAAAAAGAACCAACAAATATCCTACTACGCCGACTACAAAACCAATCAAACCAGCTTTACATGCCATAATTCCAAACATTAGTTTTCACCACCTAATAGTTCCAAAGCTACTTTATAATATTTAGTTCTCCCTTTATATTCAGAAGAACTAACTTTGCTTAACTCAAGTTTTATCTTACCAATGGTATATTGATGAGTGATAGCATCTTCCATAACCTGAATGAATCTTATACACTGCTTTAATTTCTTATGCCTGTCTCTAATATCATCTAGCAAGTAGCCAACTTTTGCCATTCTATGAGCCTGTGGCTTTTTACCACCTCTATTTTCTTTATAAGTCTGTAAAGCATGCTCAATATCAGATTCGGCACTATCACATCTACTCAATTCTGCTATAAATAAATTTTTATATGTATTAAGCTGCTCCAGATCCCAGCCTGCTAATCCTAGAAGATTGTTTGTTTCGTTTATTATCTTATCAAGCATAGTGTAGTCAAAATCGCTCTCATCCATATAGACTCCATCATTACCCTTATAATAAAGAGATAATTCTGATTCTTCATTTTTATCTACATCAACAAGCTGATAGTTTTTTAGCCATGATAACCTTTTACCACCTCTCTGGACTAATGACCTTGCTTGTTTATATGTAAATTGTTTTGCTTTTAATGGCGAAGTAGTTGCTAGATACTCACCTATCTTCATAGGATTTTCCATTACATAGTTCTTACCATTGGTTAAAATAAACACTTTCTTATTCTCCTTTCTTATTTATAAATAACAGGGCTAATCGGATTCGAACTAACGAATGCAGGAGTCAAATTCCTGTGCCTTACCACTTGGCGATAGCCCTATATTTTGTGATGAGTTAACTCATCACAATTATTTTCACTTTTTGTTGCCTAATTTAATAAATCTTTCGACTAAATTGAAAGATATTGTTACTAGAGCTACTATGATAATACTTGGAATAGAACTGAAAAAATAAGCTAACTTTAAACAAATTCCAAATATGTTATTTTCAGTAAAATCAAAATATCTTTCAATAATATTTCTAAAAATAACATATAAACAAAAATTAATTATTGTTGATTCGTTATATCTATCATATGATTCGATCATCATTATCCATAAAACTAAGAATTCCATAAGATTTACAAACATTAAATATATAACTAAAACAAATTCTAAAAAGCCTATCAACATCCATATTACCTCCAATATTCAAAATCGACTATTTTTTTGAAACTTCGTTTATTATATAGTTCACTCTTTTTTCTTCGTACTATTCTGTTTGCATACTTCTTGGCGTATTTAAATAAACTCCAATTAGAGCGAACATAAGATTTAGAGATTATATCAACTGGAGGTGGATAATGACCAAAGCTATGTATTGTTTGCAAATGTTTCTTATATTTATATTCGCTTTTTCTTCTCTTGCGATGTCGTTTCTTTTTGTAATCTGTCGCTGTAAGAGTAACATCATATTCTTTCACATTATCCACTCCCTTTAACATTATTTATACAGTTTCATCATATACTCTAATAGACTTTACTGCTCCTTTTAGACCACCAGACGAAACATAAGACATATCTCCCATTTTCTTACAAGTCTTATCTAATGATTTAGTATCAACAATGAATTCTACGATACAACCATTTTTACCAAGTCTGTTACTTGAATCGGTATGTTTATTATCTTTACCGTCTGCAAGAACACATTTAACTATTGTTCCATTCTCCATAATAATATCTAGTTTTGTACCAATTGTTGTACAGTAATAGCTACCTACAGCAATACAGTATCTGCCATCAATAGTTCGAATACCATACTTGCCAGTAGTTGCTCTTTTCTGTAGTTTATATTGGTAAGAAGTTCTGTTCGTTATAGATTTATAACTCATATAAGTCTTCTTACTTGCTCCTACAGGAACTGCCTTTGTTGTATAACTAGCTCCATATGTATTTAAGCAACTAACGACTATTGCCGTTATAGCTATCATGCTCTTAATAAATTTCTTTACACTCATATATTCACCCTTTCGTACTCACTATCCAACCACGTTATACAGGCATTGATAGCATCTTCTTTTCTGATGAATGTTTCGCCATTAGGAATAGAAAATTTAAACCCGTCTAAATCTACTCTTGTCATATTAACTAACAATGGCGCAATCTCTTCCAATGACATATTTCTCAATCTATCAATCTGTCTCATATGTATATTCCCTTTTTAATATCACTTCTTATCTGCAACTACAGTTGATGTGCCATTAATTGTTACCCAACCATGTTTAATTCTTGCTTCAGCTTCTTTCATTCTAATAAGTTCGTCAGTAATAGAAGAGCTTAACTGTTTATTTGCTTCTGCTTGAGCTTTTGCTTCGATTAATTCAGCGTCTGCTTTAGCCTGTGCTTCTGTTCTTGTCTTTTCAGCATCGGCTTTTGCCTTTTTAATAGCAGTCTGATTATTAATTTCCTGTGTTTCTGCTGCCTGCTGTGCTGTAATCTTTGCGTTAATAGCTTCCTGAGTCTTTTCATCAACAGTAATATTAATAAGTGAAACATTACTTATTGTTATGCCGTAAGGTTCAAACTTCTTATTAAGATAATTTGTGAGCGTAGTATTAACATTTGCTCTTTCTGAACCAAGAATATCTGATACCTTATAATTTGCTACTACTTCTTTAGTCCAAGAGATAATATTTGGTTTAATGAAACTATCTCTTACTTCTCTACCAGCCTGACCACGAAATCTTGTGAATAAATCAGCAACCTTGTCGGAATTATATTGATACGTAAATGTAAGGTCTATCTGCATAGCCTTGCCTTCTGATGAACTGGCTGAGAAGCTATCATTCTCACTAGAGTCTCCATTCTTACCAGCTGTTAAATAAGACTGTTCAAGACTTGTTGAATACAAAGTCGTCTTTACTATAGGTGATTTGAAATGCCAACCTTGAGTTAAAACCTTGTCTTTAACGCCACCATTCATGCTATATTGTATTGCCACATAACCAGCAGGTACTCTTACTGTTGATTTTACTAATAAAATTACTACTATAAGTAATACTATACCTGATATAATTCCACCAATTGTCTTTTTCATTTTTTTAATCCTCCTTTTCTTCTTCATCTTCATTTGTAAAGCTATTTATTATATCCATTACCCACGAACCAATTTTTGTGAATAATGGTGACATTAAAAGCCATAAGACTATTAATGCAATACATAATAAGATTGAAAATACCGACATATATAACTTCACTCCTTCCTAACAAAATTCTCCTTCTATGAACACATAACCATCTTCATCCCTATAATAATTAGAAACATCATCAAAGGGATTTAATTTGGCATATTCAATATGGTCATAAGGAATGGTAATATCGTAATCATCCTTCGTTCCTTCAATAAAATACTTAATTCCACCAAACAATTTATCAAGAACGCCTTTTGGAACATACTTCATATATCTAACTTTCTGATGTTCTTTCCAATCAATAAGTTCCTCTTGCAATCCCTTAATTGAAAACTTAGTGTAGTATTCATCATAAATATCTATAACATTCTGATATTTAAATAAAAACTCTATCATTTCTTTAACCGACCCATATGCTTTATCGTGTCTTTCAAAAATAGGACACCAACCATAACTTCTTTTCCCTATATGTACTTCATATCCCCAATATGGCTCGTCCACAACTCGATACTCATCTGGAAAATACTTTTCTACAAGATTTTTATCTGTTATTATCATGTAATAATTTGTACTCATCTTTATTCTCCGTCATATAATTTAACTGTTTCGTCTGAATTATAGATAGGTGTGATAGCATTTTGGCATTCATAATACATTACTTTGGTATTTTTATCATATCTTATTGTTGCTCCAATATCACTTGAAGGTATCGCAACCAAATCCATATATTTAGGTCTTAAATCTGATGTTCCTATTGAAAAGACAGCTTGTCCTTTACTTCCTACCACACAAAAAAAACAACATTAAACCCAATATAATTAATAAAAATTTTCTCCTTGTTTTATTCTCCTACTAAAATCCATATTTTTCTCTTCTTGCTGACCTTCAATTCGTTGATGAAGTCTACTTTATCCAAATTGACAACAAGATTTGGTTTATTTCTTCGGATTTCGCTTATTGACGGATAAATACCTAACTCAACAAGAATTTTTGGCAAGTATCTTTCTTCTGTATAATAGGTTTTTTCCTGCTCAAAGTTTTTCCAGTCAGTTTCATCTAAAGCAAAAATATCTTTAGGAGAAACTAAAGGCTTTCCTATTACTATATTCTCTATGTATTTCAACTTAATCACCTACTTTAAAATACCGATTTCATTAATTGTCAGATTCTTCGTCTTCATCGTTTACAAAGATTCCATGTCGTCTACGCAAACAAGTGCAACCCAAAGTGCAACTATTCGCTACTTGACGTGTTATTCTTGACGCCATTTTTAACGACTCTCTAATAACCGTTCCACTCCTACCGTTTCCTTTGCCGCTCTTAACCTTTTGTACTTCGGCTTTTGCTATCTCAAGAGATTTAATTGCATAATCTATCTTCTCTAATTGTGTCATATCATCTCAACTCCTTTGGTAATTCAGGAAGTGGCATCCAATGTGTTACAGAATCAGTTACTTCATAATGTCCATATTCTGAATCGTAGTTATAGAACCCATTTTTGTTTTTCTTGTCAAAAAAATCATAGTTGTCTACTTTATATAAGTTCTTATTCCAATAATTTATTTCAACGACTTTATTATTTCCAATTGTAATATATTGCCCATTTTTATTAGGCAATCTCTCTTTAACAGAAATCCAATTTGATTCATTGTTCATCATATTTCCTCCAAATCTCTAAGCTCACAAGAGATGTAATTGTAACTATTCAATATATCTCTAAGTCTTTTAATCTGGCTATTTGTATATTCTCTATTTGCCTTTTTGTTTTTCCATGTATTCTGTTTCTGGTGTTCTAATTTTCTTAACTTGTCCAAAAGTCTTTCATATTTAAACGTAATGTCTACTTCTTTAACAACTTCTACTTCTATCTTCTCTCCACAATAAGGACAATAATGAATAGTAGAGTTATAATTTACTTTCTGTAAGCTATCCCAGTTCTGTAATAATTCTTGTTTGCACAGTTTAAAATTAGGAAAACTATTGCTGTAATCAATCTTATCTAAACACTTACACTTCTTACATTCGTCATCTGGATAAGTATCTCTGTTGTCACAGCCAGAGCAAAATAATTCAGGTGTTTCAATACTATTTGTTAATCGAATCATAGGGTTGCGTTCTAATTTCTGACAGCAATAGTGAAACTGTCTATATTTATATGTAATTTTGTCGCCAATAATATATTTAATTAATTCTACTTTCATGCTGACACCCCGTTAAGTTGATTTTTGATTCTAATAACTTCATCTAAAGCACTTGTTAAAGAGGCTTCATGTTTTTCTCTATACAATTCAACCGCTTTAATGTAATTACCAACTCTAATACATTCTTCTACTGTTGGTTCAAGAATTTCTCTTTTTATATCTTTACAAGAAGCTGCATATTGTCTTATTGCAGGTAAATCATCGTATGGAATACTCTTTTTATGATTTACATTTGCAATTAAACTTAACTCATAATTGGTAATAATGCCTCCATTTACCAATTCGAAATACAAAACTTTATTCATAACTCTCATCCTTTCTATATATTTACACTGTAATGAAGTTGTCTACATCATTCTTCATCACTAAGTAGTTCTCTCTTTGGTCTCTAATATATGCATTGTTCTTATTAAAGTAATCCACAAACCAATCTTTCAATTCGATTTCCTTTTCGAAACTATAAGCTACAATCGACAATAAAGACAACCTATTTTCTTTTTCCAACAGTCTTGAGCTGTTGTCTACTTCGACAGTATAATCATCTAACATTGAGTTAAACAATTCCATTCTATCTTCATCTACTTCGACGGAAGTAACATCTGTTACAAACTGTTCTATTTCTTCATTTGTATATTCTCTACTTGGTTTTGGAATTTCCTCTTGAAAGTATTCTTTCATTAACTTTTCGAGCATATCTAATTTTGCAAAGACAACCTTTTTATCTTTGCTATTCTTGTCTTTATCATATGTATCAAAAGTTTTATCCTCATACTCTGAGAATGTTTTGTTATGTAAGTTATTCTTAAACTCTAAAAGGAAGTCATTAAATCTCGCAGGTTCTATTTTATAGTCCAAAAATTTATGGAACAAACTAAAGAACAGGAAGCTATTCTTTACATTAAACAATTTACCTGTTTCTTCATCAACAATACTAGCTAACATATCTAATTCATTGTTCAATGTATCAAACTCTTCTTTGCTTGCATTTTCATTTAAGTGTTTAAATAGAGATTTCCCTCTTGTGTATTCTTCAGCATGGAACATTATTGTTATAGCTTCATAGACAACTCTATTAAGTTTTCCATTTTTCAATGCTGCTTCTCCATAGTCTCCACAATTCTTGAAGAAATTATTGTTAATTGTATCTTTTATATATGTAGCAATATTTGACATTGGAAGAATACTCTTTTCTTCTGCATTCATGCTTGTTTGTCTATTATATCTTGCCATATGATATGCTATTTCTTCGTCTGTACAATCTAAATGTTTAACTACATTGATTGGATAACTATCGAAAGCATCCTGCAATTCTTCGGGCAAATCTTTAAACCATTTACCTCTTAAATCGTATTCAACTACTTTCATTTCTCCGTTTATACACTGTTGATAATACACAAATGGCATTTCTAAGCTCTTACTTATTCTAAAAGCACCATTTCTGTACTCTTCAAGTGCAGTCAATCTCTGTAGCCCATCAATTAACCATAGAATAAAATCTGTTTTATTTAAGATTTGCTCACAAATTTTAAGCGAATCTAAATCTTCTCCCTTTATAATAGTAGAGACTAATCCACTTTTTGCAGTAATTTGCCAACGGTCAGCGTGTCTCTGTAAAGGATGATTTTTATTTAACTGTCCTCTCTTAAACATTTTTAAAAGAACTTTAACCATATACGTATCTGTTTTTGTCTTGTCTCTACCAAGCATTTTTCATTTCTCCTTTTATCTTTATTTAATATTTTAACTTTAACAACTTCTTGCTTATGTAAATAAGATAGAGATATTTCGATAAGCTTTTAATCCTTCAATGGCATCTAAAAGCTCTTTTCTATCTATCTTTAATATTCTCTCAATTTCACTGTATGTATAGCCTCGTGATAGCAACACTGCTACCTTCTTCTGTCTGTCTGATAAATGTTCTAAATATTCATCAAGTTTTTCACTTGCTTTACCAAAGCATTGCTTGTGAACATCGAAGTCAGATTTAAGTCCACTGAGATAATTTTGAACCTTCTTAGTAGGATTCTCCAGAGATATATTCTTAACAAAAACATCATTGCCTTCATCGTCTTTCATAATTACACTTCTCTTTTTTCTATTCCTATCTCTTATGTATGTAGAATACAATCTCTTCTTTAATGAAGAAACTAAGAATGGATGAAACCGACATATCTTTTCGTTATAGTTTAAAAGACTATCTAAGAAGACAACCTGTGCCAAGCTATACAAGTCATCATAATCTTTTTGACTTATTCCACCAATTTTAACGATGATTGGATAACAAGTTTGTTTTAGCTTCTGCATATTGTTATCACAATACTGATGAACAATTTGCATTTGTTTTCCCGTTAAGTTGGAATATTTTTTATTTTCCATTAAACTAGGCCTCCTTTACTTATCACTATTCGCTTTTTGTTCGCTCAACATTGTTGTTCTTTATCCATTCCCAAAGAATTTGGGTGACTAAAGCATTTCGTGTAATCCCCAATTCTTTAGCTTTGTCTTTTAATAAACACTTTAATTTATCATTTGTTCTTATTGTCATAATATTAGACATATAACTCACCACCGTGTATTTTCTAAGTGACATCACTTTGCATAAAATATATCATTATTTCAAAGTGATGTCAATATGCAATATTGATTTTTTGAGAAATGTATGTAATAATGAAATCACTAAGAAATCATTATTACATCAAAGAGGTGATATTATGGCAACAAATAAACGAGCTTTTACAATGAGAATGCAAGCAGAGAACTTTGAAAAAATAAAAATCATTGCCGAATGCAACAAACGTTCAATTGCAATGCAAATAGAATATTTAATCGAGAATTGCATTGAGCAGTATGAAAAAGAACATGGCGAAATTAAATTTTTCCAAGACCTTTCTGAGTAGCCCATATTAACATTGCGTTAAAGCTAATTCCACTTTTATCTGCCTCCTGTTGGATCTGATTCTTTAATTTGACAGGTAGGCGGATTGTTAATTGTTGTTTCTCCATTTAATCACATCCTTGTCCAATCTTGTTTGTCGTTCACGTTCTGGAAATGTGCAGCAGAGATACATCTCTGTTTCCAATCCAAATAACCAGCACATTCATCATGACAACCAACATATCTGATAAGACATTTATAACATGGCGAAATTTCTTTCAAAGGATTAATTTTGATACTCTTTCCTTTATTGTTCATAGTATATTCTCCTTTTTACCTAACAAAATGATATTCCTTTTTATACATTCTCCAAAATTTGTGTATTATATAAGGAATACCCAAATACAGGCATTCCTTATACAGTGAACTATTCTATTTTCTCTTCTTCGTTATTCCGTGGTACAAGCAGAAAAGTGCTAACTTTCCCTTTTCTTTCTATCTTTTTAATATTTTGCTTTGAAGAGTAAGCATCGATTG